CATGACGAAGTAACAGGCAAAGAATCACATTATATTAACTATTTTACACAAATAATCAGACGGAATAAAAAATGATTACCGAAGACGCGGTTGAAAAACTAAAAGAAGCAAATATATCCGTGTTGGAAATTGATTTAATTATGAAACTCGATTTAGATATAAATACTTTTAAACTAAAGCCTGACAAAGATGAACAAATACACAGTAATAAAAGACACTAGAGAACAAGATGGGTGGTTTTTCTCTCCATACGATAAATGCGATGGAATGGAAATCGGCACATTGCACACGGGCGACTACACACTCAAAGGATTTGAGGATATTGTCTGTGTCGAGAGAAAAGCCTCCCCATCTGAAATAGCAAATAATTTTGGCAAAAAGAAGCACGCCTTCTATGATGAGATAGAAAGGATGCATGATTTTCCTTTTCGGTTTCTTCTGCTAGAATTTTCTGCGTCCGACGTAATGAATTACCCGATGAGTCTTTTAGACTCAGAGGACCAAAGGGTTTATGCAGATTATAAAGCCGGAAAAAGATCACTACCAAATTTCAAAAGATTCAAGATCGTAGATCAGACAAAGATTAGTGGCAAGTATCTAATGAAGTCATTAATGGAAGTTTGTATTAGACATGAAGTCAACGTAATGTTTTGCGACGATAAACAAAATGCGTTTTTAATGTGCAATAGCATATTTAAACGTCTTATGGAACTTTTTAAAGAGGGTTCAAATGAGCAAGAGCGAAGAGTGGATTTCTGAGATTCACGCATCTAATATAGATGTCGAGAATAGAATTATTTACCTACAAGAAAAAGAAGACACGTCGGACTCTCCGGGTGTTGATTTTCGTATGGTGCAAAACTTCACTAAAAATATCAACATACTTCAAAACATATCTAGTGATCCTATCACTATATATCTACAAACAATTGGTGGTTGCTGGTGGTCTGGAATGGGAGTCTATGATGCTATCAAGTTATGTAAGTGTAAGGTCACTGTGGTGGGCTATGGGCAAATATGCTCTATGGGTACAATAATAATACAGGCGGCAGATCGTAGAATTTTAATGCCTAATTGTGTTTTTATGTGTCACTATGGATCTAGCGAAATATCGGGCGATTATCTTAGTTCTCAAAATGAAGCCCGTATAGAGAAAGAGATGACCAACAAAATGGTCGAAATATATGCAGAAAAATGCCACCGATACGGGCATTTCTTTATGGATAGAGAGGATTCGCTTGGTAAAGTTAAAACGTACATTAAAAGAAAAATGAAAGATGGAGACTGGTATCTGAATGCAGATCAGGCTTTGGATTATGGCTTCATTGACAAAATTATGAGTAAAAATATAAAATTATGATAGACCAAAACAGAATATTGGAAGACGCTTGGTTAAACATAGATGTTGATGAAACTTCTTTGTTTGATCCTATGGAATTTGTTATGCAGGATGCTGATAACGAACAACTTCTTGAGAGATTGGCTTGGCTGATGATGCAGCCCCAGTATTTTAGTTTTGCTTGTAAGTATATATTAAACATCGAGCTTTCTCCTTTTCAGGCTTTATTGCTATATGAAATGTGGAACCGAAAGTTTCCTATGCTTATAGGTAGTCGTGGTATGGGTAAATCGTTTATTCTTTCTGTTTATCCTCTGCTTCGCGCTTTGTTCATGCCACGACGTAAAATCATTGTTGTAGGTGCTGCTTTTAGGCAGTCAAAGGTTTTGTTTGAATACATGGATACCATTTGGAAAAATGCTTCTGTGCTCAGAGATCTTTGTCCCGCCAATAGTGGCCCAAGGAGAGATGTGGATAGGTGTGTTATGCATATCGGTCAAAGTACCGTTACATGCCTTCCATTAGGCGATGGTAGTAAAATCAGAGGCCAGCGTGCCAACGACATCATTGCAGACGAGTTTGCGTCTATCCCTAAAGACATCTTTGAGAATGTTGTCGCTGGCTTTGCTGCTGTCGCCGCCTCTCCTATTGAAAAGGTTAAAGAAAAAGCTAAGCAAAAAAAAGCCAAAGAACTAGGAATACCTATTAGTGCTCCAGAAAAGGACACAGGTGGAGACAAATCAAACCAAATTATTTTATCCGGTACTGCTTATTACGACTTTAATCATTTTGCGGAATATTGGAAAAAGTATCATAAAATTATTAGTAGTGCTGGCAACGAAAGAAAATTACAAGAAATTTTTGGTGGAGAGGTTCCCAGCGATTTTGACTGGACTGAATATTCTATAATCAGAATGCCTGTAGACAAGCTTCCAGACGGCTTTATGGATGCCGGTCAAGTCGCTCGTTCCAAGGCAACCGTTCATTCTGGTATTTATCAAATGGAGTACGGGGCTGTCTTTACCACAGATAGTCAAGGGTTTTTCAAAAGAAGCTTGATAGAAGGATGTACAACAAGTCCTCAAGAACCTGTGGTATTACCTTCTGGAGAAGTGTGGTTTGAAGCATCTCTTAAAGGTGATTCTAATAAGACATATGTATATGGCGTTGACCCCGCTTCAGAAGTTGATAACTTTAGCATTGTTGTAATGGAGGTCAATCCAGACCATAGAAGGATAGTTCATTGTTGGACAACAACAAGAAAGTCGCATAAAGATTTATTGAAATCTAAAATAGTGGACGAGGACGATTTTTATTCATATTGCGCGAAAAAGATTAGGCAGCTAATGAAGGTTTTTCCATGTGCGGAAATCGCTATGGATGCTCAGGGTGGCGGTATAGCTGTCATGGAAGCGCTTCACGATAAAGACAAGATACCTGAAGGTGAAGTTGCTATATGGCCGGTTATAGAAGAAAAAACAAAGGATACAGATGACTATCCGGGTTTACATATACTGAGAATGTGCCAATTTGCTAAATATGATTGGTTGGCAGAAGCGAATCATGGACTTCGAAAAGATTTTGAAGATAAAATTGTTTTATTCCCATATTTTGATACTGCTAGTTTGGGGTTGGCATTGGAAATAGATAAGTCCGTAGGCAGAAAGTATGACACTTTAGAAGATTGTGTTATGGAGATAGAGGACTTGAAAGATGAATTATCTATTATAGAGATGACCCAAACTAATACCGGTCGTGAAAGATGGGATACACCAGAGGTAAAGACTGGAGCCGGAAGAAAGAAGCGGTTAAGAAAAGATAGGTACTCATCATTGATTATGGCCAATATGTCTGCCAGATCTATTACCACACAAAAAACAACCACAGAGTTTGGTGCAATTGGAGGATTTGCTAACGGTCAGCCTACTTTTGGAGGTCTTGGAGATAAGATGTATCACGGTCCTGCTTGGTTTACAGAGGGTACAAAGGGGCTTTACTAAAAATTTGCTAAATATTCCTTCAGTTGTGTATATCAGTATAATTACCAATTGCATTATCAATTATATTGAAGGGACGTTTAATGTCAGATAATCTATACGAAACATGGGGAAGCGATTCTGAAAAAGACAAGGTTTACAACGACATTAACTTAGACGGTTACGACGGTGCAGTATACCGATCTTCTGCCTATAGTAGCCATAGGCAAACTTATATTGATGTTGAGCCTAATCGTTCAGTTCGTCCTAGTTTCAGTAAAACTGACTACGAAGCTTTCCGCCCCGGCGAAGCTATTCCCACTAAGCAAAAAAGAGTCATGGGCATGTGCATGGCGGCTTATGACCGAGTTGGAATTATTCGTAATGTTGTTGATTTAATGAGTGACTTTGCTAGTCAGGGGCTTGTATTAGTTCATCCTAATAAGCAGATTGAAAAGTTCTATCGTAAGTGGTTTTCTGAAGTAAAAGGTATTGATAGATCAGAAAGGTTCTTGAACTATCTTTATAGATGCGGCAATGTAGTTGCTCAGCGAAGAACTGCAAAACTAAGCAAAAAGCACGAGCAAGAATTAAAAAGAGCTGCTGGCGCTGATATGATTATTGATGTGCTTAAAGTGCCCCGTCGAGAAATACCTATGCAATACGATTTTTTAAATCCTGTTGCTGTCGATGTTGCTGACATCGGAGCTATCGCAGTAGGAAAACCGCAGTACTATCTAAATATTTCTAAATATACCCACCAATCTCTACTTAAAACAGCACAAACAAACACGGCTGTTTTTAAAACATTGCCTGAAAGCCTACAAAAACAGGTTCAACAAGGCGATAGAAAAATTCCATTAGGTGACAATACATTCTTTTACCACTACAAAAAGGATGATTGGCTACTATGGGCAAATCCTATGATTTATGCCATTCTTGACGACATTATGATGTTGGAAAAGATGAAGCTCGCAGACTTGGCGGCATTGGACGGTGCCATCAGTCAGGTTAGACTTTGGACCGTTGGAGATTTTGATCAAAAGATCGTGCCCACAAAAGCTGGTCTAGAAAAGATCAGAAACATTCTTGCTAGTAATGTTGGCGGTGGCACTATGGATTTAGTATGGGGTCCAGAGCTAAAGTTTACTGAAAGTAACTCTCAAGTTTACAAGTTCTTAGGCTCTGAAAAATATCAACCTGTACTCACTAGCATTTATGCCGGACTCGGTATTCCTCCCACCTTAACAGGAGCTTCTGGTGCTAGTGGAGGATACACGAATAACTACGTTTCTCTTAAAACACTGATCGAAAGACTTGAATACGGCAGACAGGTTTTGTCACAATTCTGGCGACAAGAGATTGAATATGTTAGAAAAGCTATGGGTTTCAGACTTCCTGCCGAAATTCATTTTGATTCTATTGTTTTGTCAGACGAGGCAGCTCAAAAGAATCTATTAATTCAGCTTGCTGATAGAGATATTATATCTCAAGAAACTCTTTTGGAAAGATTTAGAGAGATTCCCACTATCGAAAAGGTTAGAACCAATAGAGAAGAAAGATATCGCTCTAGTAATCCAAACGCTCCTCAGAAAGCAAGTCCCTATCATAATCCTCACCATAAAGAAGATATGGCAAAAATTGCTATCACTAAGGACTCTTTGGATTCTGAGGAATATTTTGATAATATTGGATTGCCTTATCAAGAGCCTGTTGCTCCTGCGCCAAAATCTAATCCATCCACTAAAAATAACGATTCTGTTAAAGAGGCTGGTAGACCCCCGCTCACCCCAGACAGTGGTCCTAGAAAACAAAGAAGAGTATTGCCTAGAAGCGGAGAGCCTACATCGGCTACTATCTGGGGAATTCACGCTCAAGATTTAATATCTTCTATCATAAACCCAATTGTTGGCGAGCATTTTGGAAATCGTGATGTGAGAGGTTTAAGCAAGGCCCAAGTAGATGATTTGGAATATTTAAAATTATGTATATTCACAGGCATGAAGCCTATGATTGACGTTACTCCTGAGTTGATTCAAGAGATTATTGATTCCAATACAAAGCCCAGCAAAGCCTTTGTTGATTTATCAAATGCTAAAAGGATTGAGTTTAATTCTAACTATAATAGAAAGCCTAGCATGGCGGAATTACGGCATATTTATGCTGCCTGCTTTGCCGAATTATTTTATTTTGGGTAAAAAAAACCCTATTATAGTTTTTTTGTGTATTATCGGTTATGGAGAAAATTATATGAAAATATACAACCAAGAAATTTCTGATGGACTGTCTGATCAGCTACAAAATAATTCTGTAGCTTGTTGTGCTGTTGCCGAAGCTGATGCTAAGCCCAGTATAGAAGCTGTTGAAAAGTTGCAAAAAATACTAGCAGAGAACAATGGCGAATTAGCCCTTGCCGAAAATAAAGACCAAATTGATTTATATTACATCAAGTCGGTTTTAGTAAGCACTGGTTGGAACAAGAACGATGATGTTTTTGATCCACGAGAACTATGGGCAGCTAGAAACACGCCAGAAGACAAGCCTTTTAATTTTATGCATGATGAAAAAGATATCATCGGCCACATAACCTCTAATGAGGTGGTAGACTTTGAAGGTAATCTTATTCTTGAAGGAACTCAAGAATTACCATCTAAATTTAATATACTAACTTCTGCCGTGATCTATACAGAATGGTCTGACTTAGAACAAAAGCAAAGACTTTCCAAGATTGTAGCGGAGATCGAGGAAAATAAGTGGTTTGTTTCTATGGAATGTTTATTTCCTAATTTTGACTATGCTTTAGCAGACTCAGAAGGAAACACGCGCGTTGTAAAACGAGAAGAAGCAACTGCTTTTTTAACAAAATATTTAAGATCATACGGAGGAGATGGAAAGTACGAAGATTACAAAGTGGGAAGATTGTTACGTAACCTATCGTTCTCTGGTAAAGGCTTGGTTTCAAAACCTGCAAACCCACGTAGTATAATTCTGGAAGGAAATGAATTTTTTGATGAATCTCAATCTAAAGTTTTAACTTTATCTTCACTAAAGGAGAAGAATATGTCTGATAGTTACGAAATGCAGGTCAAAGACTTGCGAGCTGAATTGGCAGAAGCTAAGGCTGCCAACGAAGCGCTTAAAGAGAAAGTTGTCTCAGAACAGCAAGAAGAATTCCAAAGTCAAATTGAAACATTGGAAGGCACAATTGCTGAACTTCAAGAGTCTTTGGCCGAAAAGGACAAAGATTTTCTAAAGAAAATGAAGGAAAAAGACAAGAAAATGGAAGAACAAGAAGCTGCCATGAATAAAAAAGAGGCAGAAATGAAAAAGAAGGACGAAGAAGTGGCCGTAATGAAGAAGAGGGCCATGAAAATGAAGCGAAAGGCACAACTTGAAGAAGTTGGCTACGCATCAGAAGAAGCAACTGCAACTGTAGACCAGTTTGAAAATGTAGACGATGAAACTTTCGAGAATATCGTTGCTGCAATTCAAAAACGTCCAGTTGGCTATATGCTTGACCAAAGTGTCGAGGATGTAAAGGAAGAAACAGAAGCTAACGAGCTAGAAGAGGAAATTGATTCCGCAGAAGCTAGTGAAGAAGTTTTGGAACAAGTCGAAGATATTCAAGAAGTTGCCATCGCTGAAGCTATGGGCGCAGAAGATCCCGTTGAGAATCTTCGAGCAGTAGCTAGTGAATGGATTGGCTCTTTACTACAATCTAACAAGAAATAACTTATAAATTTAAAGGAGATATTATAATGGCTCTTAAAACTGACAGATCTACTCTGCAAACAGACATTTCGTTCTTCATGAATGAAGTTGCTGAACGAGGCGGTGTTGCTTCTTTAGGCACTGCTGGCTCTGGCGCTTCCATGGACAATGGTGCTGCTGTTGTTACTTATTCTGCTGATCCATCTGGCAAAGTTCCAATGGGACTTTTGGTTAACGATATGGTCAACATTGACTTGACTCGTCAACACTTGAATCAGCACAAAGACGAAGTTCAGAAGGGTGGCAAAGTTACTCTTCTCTTTAAAGGCTCTGTTGTTACCAACTCTTTGGAGGGAACTCCTAGTGGTGGCGATTTGGCTTACTTGGGTCACAGCGGTAACCTCGCTACGCCGACCGCTGCTGCTGGCATTTCTGGCGGTTCCGCCAATGCTGTTGGTCGCTTTTTAGGCGGTGTTGATCAAAACGGTTATGCAAAAGTTTATGTTGACCTACCTAATAACTAATTAAAAAATAAAGGAGAAGATATAATGTCCAAAGAAAGACCTACACCTGAATTCATCGAATTGCTGAAGCGATCCGGTGATTCTGATAAATCGGTTGCAATCCAAGCACAGCGAGAAATCGCCAAAGCCTTGGAACTTCCTCTGCGTAAGGGCGTTGTTTTTGGCGACGTTCTTGGTGGTATTTACGAGGCTATGCCTCTTGAGCCCGGAGCAACTCCTGAGTTCCCATTGGATCTCTTGGCTCCCGGTACAGAAATCGAGCATGTGGCTTACACGAATCCCGGCAATGGTCGGATTCCTGAGCGTCACGTAGAAGGCGATTACGTCATGGTTAACACCTACGGTGTCACCAGTTCGATTGACTTCTTGTTGAAGTATGCTCGTGAAGCTAACTGGAACGTTGTTGCTCGCGCAATGCAAGTTCTTGAGTCTTCGTTCGTCAAAAAGATGAACGACGATGGTTGGCACACACTGTTGGCAGCCGCTGTTGATCGTAACATCTTGGTTTATGATTCGGATGCAGCTGCTGGTCAGTTCACCAAGCGACTAGTTAGCTTGATGAAAACTGTTATGCGACGTAATGGTGGTGGTAACAACGTTACTGCTCCCGGTCGTTTGACAGACATGTATATGTCGCCTGAAGCTATTGAAGATATCCGCAACTGGGGTATTGATCAGTTGGACGAAGTTTCTCGACGAGAAATCTACGTTGCATCTGACGATGGCGGTCCTTTGACTCGCGTGTTTGGTGTTAACCTGCACGACTTGTTTGAAATGGGCGATGGTCAAGAGTATCAAGATTACTTTGTTAACGACTTGGGCGGCTCTATTGAAGGGTCTGACGTTGAGTTGGTTATTGGTCTTGATCAAGGAGCTAATGACAGCTTCGTTATGCCTGTTAAGAAGGAAGTTGAGATCTTTGAAGATCCTGCCCTTCACCGACATCAACGACAAGGCTACTATGGTTGGGCCGAAATCGGATTTGGCGTTCTTGACAACCGAAGAGTTATCGCTGGCTCGTTCTAAGAACGAACATGATAATTTCAAAGAAAGTCGCCTCGAAAGGGGCGGCTTTTTCTTTGTTTTTGTGTATA